GAAACTCTCCGGGAACCCGCCATAGAATTTCAGCTCGCTTTCCAGAAAATCATCGCTCTCGATGAACTCGCCGGGCGCGACGGCCATCGAGACACCACCGACATAAACCGAGGCGGGACCGGCCTGCTTATTCGTGATCTTGGGCATTTTCATTCTCCAGATATGCGATGATGCCACGAACAGCCGTGGCAATGGGGATATTCAGGTCTGCACAACGAACTGCCAAGCGGATATGCATGCTCGATGCCACAACGACATCCATGCGGTCACGGTTGCCAGTCTCGATATCGTTGGCAGCGAATTCACCAGCCAGCCAGCGACGGATGCCGGCGCGAACCTGTTTCTGGTTAATTTCGGTGGATTTCGCGAACGGGACATGGATGCGAACCCGATCCTCGTTCTTGGGGAAATCGGGATCGACGGGGCCGGGTTCTGGCGCAGGTTTCGGCCGATCCCGCGCGGCACGATCTGCCTCTGTCGCATGATCCTTGAAAATCTTGTGTGCCCTCGCGCGGCTGATATCGAGGGACCGGGCGATGGCGGACAGGGTTTCGCCGGCGACGTGCCGCGCAACGATGTCCTGATTTCTGCTGGTGATTTTCATGCTGGCGAAATTATCTGTATGCGCATGGTTCGTCAATGTTGACATGATATGGATGTTTGTGCGCATGGTTGCGTTATGACCGAACCATCCATGTTCCCCGAATTCCCCGAACGATCACCCAAGCCGTTCGGATTCGATGCCGCGACAATCCGCCAGACCGTCGCCCATCCCAAGCCGGACAACTCCGCATATCTCGCGGCGGTCAAGGAATTCCGGGAACGATACGAACAGGCTGAGCGCGACATGGGTGCGCCGGTTGAGATTTCAACGCTCGAATTCAAGAGGAAAACATGACCCTTCTAATCGCATTCATGATCATGGCCCACGTTGGCGCCGACTGGACCGCATACCCTGTCGTGATCCTTATCTGGATCGGACATCTGGCCTATAATTATCAGGGCAATCGGAAATGAGCGGCATCGACGTATCGAAAATCCCGGCTGATGTGATGGAGACTGCCACGAAGATCGCCGAAACCGTTTGCCGAAATCTCGATCAGGACGACTTCACAGTCGAGGTCAAGGCGATCGCTATCGGCCTTCTGGAGGAACGCGCCGCCTGTGCCCAACACGCATTCGCCATGCGCTGGGCACCTCCGCTCGAACTGCAGGGCACCAAGGAGGCTGGCGAGATATCCAAGATCACAACGAGCTGGAGCCAGCAGGTCGGAATGGGGATCCTCAACCGATGAACTCCCCACTCCCCGACTGGAAAACCATGCCGACTGACGAACGACTGAAAATCGTCAGCACCGAATGGGATCACGGCATGTCAGCCGGCCAGATCACATGGCTATTCCAGAACGCCACCAGGAACGCGGTGATCGGCCTGATCCATCGTGCCAAACTGCCAACCCGCGAACGGTCAAACCCCGTGAAAACAAGGACCAAGGCCAAGGTGGAACCCAAGCCAAAACCCAAGAAGCCGTCATCCGTATCCGCTTCGGCGTTCACGGCATACATCGACCCTGCCGAGCCGACCGCATCAGTCATGGATATGATCGAGAATAACCGGGCGCCACTGGCAGGAATGACGCCGGTCGATATTATGGGGCTTCCAAGTCGTCCGGGCGTCCTGTGCCGGTTTCCGGTCGATATGGACGGGATCATGGGGTACTGCGGGATAAGGTGCGGCGATAAGATGTATTGCCCGGATCATTATCGGGTCATGTATCGACCGAGTGAGGGGAAATTCAGGATGCCGAAGGAGGCGAGGCTGTGAGGGAAAATTGCGGATCGTGCCGGTTCTGGAGTGTCGGTCAGTGCAGGCGTTTTCCGCCAGTCGATTCCAAAGACTTCCGCAAACCAGCAGGAACACCAATTTATTCCGACTGGCCTGATACCGATGAAATCGACTGGTGCGGCGAATACCAGCCCAAACAAAAACCCCCGGAGTGATCCGGGGGTTTCTTCATTTCAGTCCAGATCCGCTTACGGCGCTGGCGTGATGCCATCCAGATACTTGATCGAGCCGGCGCGCAGTTCGATGAGCTGGCCGATGCGGCCGATGCCGGGAACTTCCCAGCTCAGAGGGCCGTTCTGGTGCACTTCCAGGAAATTGTAGGGCATCGGCATCGGCAGCTCGATGCTGTCGAGGTTGTTCCGATACCCGACCGCACGGCCCTGGCCGGTGACGGCGGCGTCGGTTGCAGCGGTTGCCAGTGCTCCGAGTTCACGGATCGTCAGTCGCTGGCCCGTGCGGTTCGTGTATTCGTTGTTGTTGGCAAAATACTGCATGATCGTCGTGTTCGGCGAGGTCACGCCATACGGGGTCGCCGTGATGTAGCGATATGCGCCGGGAGGCAGGAGCAGCGTGTCGCTGATCTGAGTGGTCAGCAGGGACTGCAGGGTTGCTGGACCCATGAGGAGCAGGTTCAGTTCGGCGATGATCTGTTCCGGGGTCTTCTGGCCGACGCCGGCCGAATTGACCCAGTTACGCGCGCCAGCCGTGCCGGTATTGGGCGACAGGGCGGGCGTGACGCCAGCACGGTTGATCAGGCCAGTCCAGTTCGGATGACCGCCGCCGATCATGGCGGCGTCGGCGGCGAAGATATCAGCGGCCTGGCGCGAGGCAGCGGCCTTGCGGGCGGTCAGCGGATAGCCGGCGAACATGGCCTTGCCGACTTCCTCGACGTTGTAGCGATACCCGACCGCAAACATCGCGAACTGCGAGGAAACGGACAGCAGGCGCACATCGGCGAGGGGAACGTCCTTGGCATAGCCCGACTGCCACTGAGCGGCGCCGGTCAGGTCGCCGATCTGGAAGTCAACGCCCGATGCCCACTCGGGGTAATCGGTGTTGACCGGAACCAGGCTGGCATAGTCGGTGATGTCGTACTGCTGCTCGAAAGCGCGGGACGACAGAACATGGGTCTGGCTGCGGAGGAAATTCAGACCCTGTGCGTCGGTGATCATCTGGCTCATTGGGCTGGTTCCTTACGCAGCGGCGGTGATGGCGGCTTCGCCGGGGCGAATGCGGATTTTGACGGGGGCGACTGCGCCAACCGTCGAAACCGACTGGTCGAATTCGCAGCCGGGCAGAAGCATGCGGCCGGTGCCAGTTGCGGCATAGTACCGGCCATCGGATGGGAGATACCAGACGGCATTGCCCTTGACGACTGCCGCGCCGACCGTGACGAAAATTACGCCCATGTCAGCAACGCCCATGCGGTCGCCGATGGCATAGGTGGTGACGACGCCATTGACGGGCGCGCCGTTGGTCTGGATGTTTTCCTGCGCGATGCCGACAAACTTGTTGCCGGTGGTCAGCGGGATAACGGCGTCATCCGTGGCGCCCTTCATGAGCGCCTGGCCGAACGCCACAACCGCACCAGCATGGGCGGTAAAGGCGTTGTATTCTTCCATATTCTGCCACTGGCCGGGCATGCCGGCGAGAGGGCGGAGAAGCGGGGCGGGGATCAGTGCCATGGTTAAGCTGCCTTTTCAGTGCGGGTCAGGCGGGCAAGGTAGCCAGCATGAGCGTCGTTGGTCTTGACGTTCGGGATATCCTTGATCCCGTCGCGGAGGGTATCGACATCAGCCGTCACGGTCAGCGCGGCAAAGGCGCCGCCGATGGCATTGTCGTCCATCGTATTGGCCCGGTCGCCCAGCTTGGCGGTGACAGCTTCCTTGCGGATCTGATCGACCGTCTTGCCCTTGGCATCGAGCGTCGGCAGGATGGTCTTGGCGGCGGTCACGACTGCCTCGCGATCGGCCAGCATCTTGTCGAGGTCGATGGCGGTCGCATCCTTGAGCTTCTGCGTCAGGCCGGCGATCTCGCCGTCCTTGGTGCTGATGGTTGCAAGGTGGGTGCCGACTGCGGTCTGGGCGGTTGCCAGATCGGTTGCCTGGCGATCCAGAGCGGTCTGCATCTGACCGACCAGGATGGCGGCAGCATCGGAAAGCTCGACGGTATGGCTTGCGCCGTCGATGGTGATTTTGACGGGCTTGGTGGTCATATCGTCGTCTCCAAGATCAACCAGTAAACGGTTAAGAATTGCGTCACTCATAGCATCACAAACGCCAATCGCGCAAGCGGCACCAGCACGACCACGATCGACCAGCGCGACATGGTTGCCGATCTGCGAAGTCTGGATGGCGTTGTATGCCTCGCCGGATGGTGTCACGCCATCGCCGAATGCCAGTTCTGCCTGGTATCCGTTGGACAGTTCGCGCTTGCCGCTGTCGATATCGCGGATCGTTGAGGCATCGAAGAATGCGAGGTCGAAACCGAGATAATCACCATCCTTGACGGCGCCGACGATCACGCCCTTTGCGAGGTCGGACCAGTTCTCGGCTGTCACTGCCTCGGATGGGTGGTCATTGGTGATGGGGCGCATGACGAAACTGCGCATGTTGGCAGCGTCAAACACAACCTCGGGCGGACGATAGACCTTTACGACATCATTGGCCTTGAACGTTTTCCCCTCGGGGTCAACCTCATAGCCCATGTAGTCGTAAATGCCTGCACGAGCTGCGCGCGCGTGAACGGCCATGTACCCTTCTTTGGTACGTTTCGGCGCGTCCATCGTGAGTTTGTCGGTGAGGATCATGGATGCCAGAATTAACCCCGTTTCGGTTATCTGGCAAGGGCATAGAAAAACCCGCCAGATTTGCGGTCTGGCGGGTTATCCGATGCAGCTAATGCCGGTTGATCAATTCCGGCCACTGGCAATGCAGCTTTAGGTACGCCTTGGGCGGTTTGGAGGACCTGCCGCATCGAATTCGCTGGCAGGATCGACCCGGAATTAACCGCGATCGTCCTGCCGTGCATGTTCGTCGTCACGAAACTATGGAGCGGGGTGGGGGAATTGAACCCATCGCGTCATGAACGCCCTCTTCTGGATTACCTATCCAGCGCACAACCTTGTGCTATCCACGCCTATTCTCTTGTTGTCGCTATCCAGCGCCAGCGAATTCCTGCGATGGGTTGACGAACTTCCCGGCCTATCAGCTTTACAAGGGCTGTATATCCGGCCTCTCTTCCACCCATCGCTGGCCGTGCTATCCGGCCTGTCATCGTACCCGATCACTCGGGAATTCCTGATGGGGCCGACTACGGTGAATAACCGCCCCATCATTCAGGTGTCCGGCGCTTGCATGCCACCATTCACCACACGCGCCCTGACTTTGGAGGAACACGGCGCGTAATATCTCGGATGGTGCCAGCACCTTTGACCAATCGGTCACGCCATCCGCTGGCGCTCGGTTCTGTTTGTGTTGCGACCGGCATGCCGCGCAACTCCAGAACCTGGTTACCCTCGGGCGGCACAGGGAACCTTGCGGAACCCCAAATACGGCGCGTCAACCTTGAACCCGAGTTCGGCCGCGCTATCGCACAGGGCTTTTCACCAATCTGCACAACCCACCTTGCGGCCCGAGCCATCCATGCCCTACAGGCTTGGATTATGGCGGAACTACTCGCTCCCGCCGCACTATCCGAACCTCTCGATTTCGGCGTCTCCGATTTCTCGGTAACGCCAATCTTATGCGCAGAACATCATCAGGCCGTCAACCCCCATTTTCATACCGAGCGCGAGAATTCGCAAACGCCCCATCCGACTTGAACACCCGGACCCCATCGCCCGAAACAGCCTGCGCAACACCCAGCAGGAGCCGGTTCTTATTCCGCTGCAAGGCGGGCCGCAAAAACGGACGCGGTAAAATCGTGGAAGTGCCGAATTCGAGCGCGGCGGAATATGGCGCCTTACTCACAACCGTCGCCGTCAACTGCGACGGATTAATCACCACGTCGATCGACAGGTCAAGCCTATGAGAATCAGCGTTCGGAGGCTCACCAGGGCGCGATGGAACATGTCCGGGGCCACTGACAGCGCCTGCGGTGATCGAGCGCTGCGCATCAGCCCGGACGGCCTCGCCAGCCTCATACAGCGCGCGCAGAACAGGCGCTTTCACGTTTGCCATGCGCCGCAGCCGGTTCTTGTGGATCGCCAGCCCTTCGATATGCCCAGCCATCAGCCAAGCCTTACGATCGGCTCGGCATCGCAGTGGCACGAGATCGCATATCCTGGGTGTCCGTCATATGGCGGTTTTGCCCACTTAAAAACATGGTCATCACGCGCGACATGGTGAGGCCTGGGATGTTCGTTCGCATTATGCCGCCACAGATAATCATCGATCCCCATCTGCTGGTTCCGATATGCGGTCATGGCGATCCCGATCTTGAACATCTGGTCGTTCGCGATCAGCCTGGCACGACGCTTGGTGATCCCCATCGCCTTGGCCAGTTCGTCGGTGATGTATTTTTTCGTCCGCCGATTCGCGAACCCATCGAAAATCACCTGCTCGATGCGGGTTCGGTTGTCGGCATTTACGGATCTGATCAGCGCGACATTCGCCCGGACCGCATCGTCCAGCAATGGCCGCACATCGCCGAGCTGGATGTATGGCGCGATATCCACCCCAAGCGCCGACTTGGCGCCAGAGATCGTTTTCGCGCCGTGCCATGTGCCCGTGCGCGTGACCCATCGACCGAGTTTTTCGGTCTGGTAAATCATGGTGGTGTCTGATGCCCGGCCGGCCTGCTCGACCAGCCATGCGATGTCGGAACCCGAGGCGTCGATGATCAGTTCGGGCGTCGTCCAGACCTCGATAATCCGACGGCAGAGATCATCCCATATTTTCTGCCCATCGCGGTAAATCGCCAGCAGGTCGTTTTCCAGAACCTGGGTCGGACGGATTTTCGGCAGGTGAACGGTCTTGCGCCGGACGCCTGCCTGTTTTGCGAGTGATGCGATGGAGAATTTCATGGGCTATGCGATCAGCGTTGGGCCGTTGTAATTTCTTCCGAGCTTGATCCGCGATGACCCCTGCAGCGATATCGGTGCGTCCGTCATCGATCCATCGACGTTCTGATCAGATGTGAATGTGCACTGGTCGATAAGGCCGAGGATGTCATTGCTACCGCCGACCGACTGCTGGGTGATGCCCGCCATCTGTCCGGTGGTGCCAGCGAATCCCTTGAAGTTGAAAGCGCCGCCAAGGATGTTGACAACCTTACGATTCCCGCCGCCGCTTCGGCTCCAGAAGTCGATCATTGCATATGGCCCGGTCTGCAATGCATTTCGGTTCATCTCGACCGTGATGTCATGGATCAGGAGGAGGGCGCCATCTGTAGTGCCGCCGCCGGCCTTGATGGCGGCTCGGCGACCGGCAATGTTCTTGTTACCCGCAGCGTTGACCACGACATCACCGATGATCGTGTTATTCCAGCGGACCAGCTCGATCGCCTGTGCTACGGCCGACATCTGCCCGCCGAGGATGCGCCATCCCTGACCGCTATCCAGTTTGATGCCGTTCCCGCAATTGGTGATGGACAGGTCGCGCGCCACGCCGTCGCTCAGAATGGTCAGGTCACCATCCTGGGCATAATATGCCTGGCCACCGAGGTCGGCGAACCTGCAGCTGATGACCTGATTGCCGAACAGATTTTTGTTACCGGCGCTCTGGTCGATCTCGTCTCCGTTCTGGTTCTTGGAAGTGTGGCGCAAGCCATCGACGCTGGCGTCAACGAACTCGCATGCGCGCGTGATCGACTGCGCCCAAGTGCCCAGCATGAGCGCTTCTGTGACGGTTCCGTCGCCCTCTCCGAATGAGAGGCCATCGAAAATAGGTCGCAGTTTGTCCGCCTGCGCCACCGATGTCAGGTCGGCCTGGTTCGTGGTGAACCAGCTATATGGAGCCATAACGGCCGGGATAGAAACGCCAGATGCAACGGTCAGCATGGCATTCCGCGATGCGCTGTATTTCTTGCCGCCTCGGATCTTGATCGGCGCCGTCACGGCATACGGGTTGGACATGCGCCATTCCGCACCTAATGGCGTTGCATCCACTGACGCCTGAATTGCTGCGGTATTTTCAGCCGGTGACTTGCTCGGATGCGCCTCGAACATTTCCGGCGTCACATATCCGGCCGTCTGAATAAAACTAACCACTGGGAACCCCTTTAGGCGGTCATATATGTTCCGTTGAGGGTCATCAACTGACCGCCCGGCGTGACTGTCAGAAGATCGCTTGCAGGAACCTTGTTCTTGAATGCCTGGACGCGACCATTGATCATGGCGACCTCGGCAGCGGTCAGGCCTGATCCATAGCAAACCGCGAACAGTTGCCGGGCGCTTGGGGTAGTCAAAACGCCGGATACGTTGCGCGCCAGGTCGTAGGTTTCGTCTGCGGCGGGTGCCGAGCTGGTCGAACTTTCCGTCGCGAACAGCAGGCCGTCATGGTAAATCAAATGCTGGTTGGACGCGCTGCGAACGGCACCCCACATGCCAAGGGAAGATGTAACCGGCTCGGTCACCGTGCTGGCGACGTGCATGCGAACGCCGATCAGCCCACCAGACGATCGCAGCGTAAGCGATACCTTGCTGTTGCCTGTTTCGGCATAGGTCGATGGCGCCGCGCTTTCGGTGTTCGACCAGACAAAGGCATGCGTACTGTTCTGCGTCGCAACGCTGCCGGCCGATGAAGCTGGCGCATATCCAGACGACAGATAGGCCGCTACACCATCGCCCGCATAGCCCTGCTCGGCCGTGAAAACGGGCGAGCCGTTAATCGTCATGTTGAAGGCATCGGCCCGAACATTCTGACGCGCGGGCTGGGCGGCATACGATCCGTAAATTTGCAGGCGATCAATCTTCGCCCAAGTGCCATCAGCAATAAGGCCGCGCACCAAGTCATCGTAATACCGCTTCCATGTGAAGTCGGGAGCGGGCGACTGGCGCGCAAACAGCGATCGTGCCTCTGGCACATACAGAGCGTAATTCTCAAGGTTGTTGATTGCAGCTCGCGCCGCATCGCCAGCCATGCCGTTCGACACGCCCGGCTGAGAATAGATCGCCGCGACCTGGTTCAAAAGATTTGTCGCCGCCGTAGTATCCGTGTTGTCGGCGGAATCAAGTCCAGCCCCGTCGATGATCGCATCGATCGTTGCCTTTACCTCGGCCTCGCTATCACCCGCATTAATCGGCATTACCAGGCCCTTTCAATCAGCCATAGACCATCATCATCCCAGAACCCGGTTTCAAGAACCCAGACGCCAGCCGATGCGTTCTTGACCTCCTGCATACCCGATCCGTTCAGATAAAAATACGTGTCAGCGCCATCAATCGGCTCCGAACCCGGATAATCCTCGGGCGCCGTCCCATACTGCAACGACCCCGCCGCCGTCAGCATGGGTCCATCTTCGGTGGCGATCTCCTGGACAGTGCCGGTCGAGGTGCGGATCACGGTCATTCCTTGACCTCCTCGAAAATCTCAGGACCCAGAACGATCTTGCCCTGATACGCCTCGACGCCATCAGGCATGCCGGCATATGAGATCGTGATGTGCGGCTGGTATTCGGGATGATCATACGACGCGCCGGCCCGGATCATCTCATCATGACGCCAGCGCAGTTCGTCCGCTGAAATCAGCAGCACACGCGCATCGCCGAAACTATGCATCTGGCGCGGACCACCGGCTGGCATTTCCATTTTCGCCGACCATGCGTTGCCCATCTTGAACCAGTCCACCGGCTGGCGGGAATACATGATCGTGACATGCAGGTCGGGAACGATGTCGGTGAACCCCTGCGCCTCGGCCCATTTCTTGATCTCGGCCTTGTTGATCACATCGCGGCGGACGTAGAGGGTTCGAGGCGCGGCATCCATGGCAAACCGGGCGTCATTCGCGGCTCGTGGCAGCGCGGTCGCGTTACCGTTCGCCGCAGCCAACGCCAACGCCGTGCGAGCCTCCTCCTCGGCGATTTCAGCCTCGGTGGGTTCAGCGGTAAGGCCGGGCTCATCACCAGCCGCCTTGGCCTCGTCAAACGACTTCTCGGCGCCTGGCCACTGGCCGCGCTCGATGATGCCGCCCTTGACGATCTCGGTCAGGGTAGAATCGGGAATAAGCGCCGAGCTGGCATACGATGCGGCAGTCTCGGCGAAAATCTTCTCCACATCAGCCGCTTCCTTTTCGCTTAGCTGATAGAGCGGGTTCCACTCATAAAACAGCTCGGTCGGACGGTCCCCGAGCGCCGAACGGAACATGCACTCATCAAGCGGCGAAATCGTCGGCCCCAGGTCGATCGTCTGCATGGCCTTGATGCCATCGTAATAATTTCGCAGGTCGCCCTCGCCCGTGGCATTCATGCCGGCAGCAGACCGACCCCACAACCGGGTCACGGGGATATCGGCCAGGCCGGCGACGATCACCATGGCGATGTTCTGGATGTCGGTCAGGCCGGTAAACGTCTGGGTCGTCTGGGCGTATTCATCATCGGCATCGATCACCATGGCGTTGACGATCGATTTCAGCGTGTTCACCGCTGCGAAACGGCGAACCAGAAAATCCTCGCCGGTCGATGTGGACAGGTTTGACATCAGGTTTTTCAGCTTGATGACATCAACCTTGGCCTCATCGACCAATGCGGCGATGGCGCCTGAAATCTGGTCGTTATTCGTGATGGCACGCTGCATCACGGCGAACAGCGACTCGCCGCCCCATCCGTCCCATGTGAACTGCTCGCGGATCGGATTGTTCGTGAACTTGATGACGCGGGATGGGTGGACCTGGGTCTGAGCCGTGTTTTTCAGCGTCCAGTAGGACGCCTCATTAAATGTCGGGCTGTAGGGGTCACGGTCACGCATGCGAGGCGTGATGTCGTCCTTGCTCAGAACGGTGATGTATTTCAGGCCACCTAGCTGTACGGTTTCTGGTTTCAGCGCGCTCGCAGCATTTCCGCCCGCGCCGAGCAGGATTACACAATTCCCGTCCTTGCGCGCCATGATCATGGCCTCGCGGATCTTCTGGCGAAGTCCAAGCCGTGTTTCCTCGGCCTCGATCGCCGAGATCTGCTCCTCATCGACGCCCTTGTATGACCGCCACTCGCGAACCATGTCGCCTGGTGGAATATCGACGGCCTTCTTGAACACGCTCGACCGATATGCCGCGTCGATGTCCTGCTGGCTCACATAGGAGCGGATGTATCGGTAATGGGCGGATTTGTCGGCACCTGTGCCGAGGCGCGAGACCATGTTGACCAGGCCGTCTGCCACCAGAGGAGCAGACACCGCTGGAATTCGCACTCTTGGTTTTTCGGCCATAATCAAACCCTGTTATTTCGGGCAACATACGGCATGAACCGGAAATAGAAAAGCCCACCGAGGGCACAGTGGGCTTTTCAGGTCGCGACCGAAAGGTAGGAGGATATCCGGCGGCGACTATGGGATATTATGCGGCGTTGGCGATGTCAACTAGAGGCCGTAGCTGATCACCCAGACCGTTGCCGTGCCATCAGGACGAACGACAGCATCGATCACGCCGCCCGGAAAGTCATACTGCGGAATCGCCGGGGCGAAAATCTGGGTATAG